CCTTGAAAGCGCCCGGCGTATCAGAATCGCCGATGTGAAGGACAGGCTCTCCCGATATTGGGTGCGTGAAGTAGAGATATGCAACGTAACTATTTTCTTCCTCAGCAAGCTGTTCGCGCATCTTGACATAAGGACCGCGCGTGTCAGGTTTTACCTTCTCCTTTGCCTGATTCAATTCAGAAAGTTGCGCGGCAATTTCGATGAGAGCGCGGGCACTGTACACACCCTCCGATAATTCCGAGCGCTCAAAATCCTTATCCCATTTTCTGATCTCTAATGCCGTCATTGGATACCTGCCCTCTTCATTGCGTCTTTCATGCTGGTCCCGTAGATGGTGATGATCTCAGACGACACAACTTGGCCGACTTCGATAGGTTTGGCGAGTCCGAGCGCAACGTCAACAGCGGTAGGGATAACGCCAACGCGCACCTTATATGGCTTCAATTCAGGTAAGGTAGCGGTCCCGGCTTTGCGCTTCGCTTGCTGCTCCAGTTTGAATGCGAGTGTCCCTATACAGTCCATTTTTGTTTCCTCCCTTGCATGATGTAGCGGTTGAGTACCGCTGTACATGATGTGAGAGTATACAAACCAGCTTTTTGTATCCTCATGGTCATTAAAGAACGACTCGGCGGAGCCTAACGGCAGAAACTCTCCACCATCTTTGCGGCGGAGTTGTATTGCGCCTGGTAATCTGCCGGAACCGGCTCCGCACCAAAACTCAAATCCTCTCCCGTCGGATAATTGGCAAACGCCAACTCGACGGCATAACTGGCTGGCTGGACACAAGCCAAAGGGACGCGATCACTGGCACCATAAGCCGTGCCGTTGCTATCGACAAGGACAGGGATACCATAAGACGATGTCGCGTGATCTGTCGTAAGCGCGAACTCAACATCATGTACCCGTCCATACTCAGTGCGCTCGCCAGGGTAAGGGGTGTAATCATCAGCCATGTTGCTTTTGATTTTGAGAGTGATCGTCATTTTTGTTTCCTCCCTTGCATGATGTGTGACGGGTTATCTTACATGACCTTCGGCCTGGGCTAGTGCTGCGCGTGCAATTGCGATCTCTGCGTCAGAGTGACCCTTCGACCTCTGGTACGGCCACGCCAAAGCCAAAGCCAAAATCGTATTCGCCGGTGGTGTAGTCGAGGATGGCAGCGCCATAGGGCAGACGAGCAACTGAGGATGAGTTGGCGACGAAGTATTTTGCCCCCTCTAGATCGTCGAAGTAGGACAATCTCTCACCTACGGAGTCGCAATTTTCATCGGCTACGGCAAAAACCTGATACCTCATACTTCCCTTGATAGCGTCAAACTTCATTTTTGTTTCCTCCCTTGCATGATTAAAGAGTATACAAAACGGCTTTGTATGTCAAGTGCAATATCGCATCTAGTTGTGCAAAATGTGGAAAACTCACTTATCGCCAGTGTTTACGCGGGTGAAAATCTTTTCGGTTGATCTCCTAGACGCTGCTGATGTATGAGCAGGGCAGGGGTACTGCATAGCTCTAGCGCTCACTACGCGGCCACATTTAGGGCAAAGACGCATAACAGGCGGTCGTCCACCTTTGCGTCCCAGGTAGCTCATCACCGCTGATACTGTCTTATCGTCCATAGCAGGATTGTATGCACATAGCTGCTTTGTTGTCAAACTGTGCGCTTGGAAGGAAAGACGCGCTATAATCACACCATGTCAGCAGGCAGACCACCAACACCGTATGATCGTGAGCTTGCGGCGGAGTTGTGCGATAGATGGGCGACGGAAATCAAAGGAATTGATGAGATTCTCGACGATCTACGGATCGAGCGGGGACAGGATTTGTCAACTCCAAGTCGCAGAGTTATTTACAGATGGCTGGATGAGATACCAGAGTTCCGTGAGCGTTCCGCACGTGCGCGCAAATTGAGAGCAGACTTTTTGAGCGATCTTCGTGTAAAATATGCACTTACGCCTCTTATAGGAGAGAAAACAAAGCTCACTTCTAAAGGCCAAGAGACGGAGATTGGCGACAATGTTCAGCGCTCCCAACTTATTGTCCAGACGTTATCTAAGGTGATAGGGCAACTCGACCCTAAGGTATACGGCGAAAAAACGGCCATTACCGGCGATGGTGGTGGTCCAGTGCAGATCATCACGAGCATCCCCAGGCCGCCTAAATAGTGGGCGTAATGTACCCAGATATGGTACAATGTACCCATGAGTAGAGTAACGCGGGAGATGTGGCGTTGTGACTTGTGCGGGTGGGAGTGGATGCCTGATAGCAGCGCCAAGCCAGCGCGGTGCCCTAACCGGGCTTGCCGGTCTCGCAAGTGGGATAGTGGCCCCGTAGCTCAGCCGGTAGAGCGTCGGCCTCATAAGCCGCTTGTCGTTGGTTCGAGCCCAACCGCGACCACCAGATGCACCCAGTCTGGCCATACCGGCTTCCAGAGAGCCGACGGCTACTGGTGCTCAACTTGTAGGAGGATGTACCCATGAGAGAGCTATTTGGCTGGTTCGTCACGTGCTGTCTTTTTGGTTTGGGCCTTTGGTGCTGGAAGATGTACACTCACAGGTGAGGTGATCCATGCCATCCTACAACACTCAGCCAATGCCCACTCCCAAGCCTGCGCTCTACACCGGCGACCAGTACGCTCTGGTCAACAATGCGGCAGTTGATAGCGGGATTCTGGCGACTCAACAGGTGGCCATTGCGCCGCACCAGGCAGACAGCGCGACACAGTGCACGGTGTTTAACAGCACAAACCAGGCAGTGCAGATGCAAGCTGCCCCGTCGGATAGTGCTTCGCTGTACGCATCTCTCGGCTCGTCTATCGCTGCCGGTGCTCTTGCTACGATCTCATGCGCTGTGCCCTGGGTGCGCGGCCTGTTTACCACGGCTCCCACGACCGGTAGTCTCATCATCTACCACGGATAGGAGAATCATGGACAAGAAGGCGTCTTATGTGACCACCCCGCTAGAGAAGTTATGCGTCTTGCTGGAATCAATCAGCCCGCAAATGGATGAGATAGGTTTCGGCTTCGCCGAGGGATTGCAGGGCAACCAGGGGCAGTTCGTTTATCCCACAACCGTGTGGGGAGCAATTCCGGCTTTAAGTCTTATTGTCTGCCGGAAGAAGGAGGTTTAAGGGTATGGGTCTATCTGGTGTAGAGCGGTTTGTAATCGACACGCGCAAGATATACGATCCATACCCTTGACCTTTCCAATGCCGCTTTCATGCTTCAGCCGCACCATACGGGTTCATGGGTGGCGCGGCTGGACCCGGCAAGCTGCTTCCGCTCTTGACGCCTATTGCAACGCCTTCTGGTTGGACGACCATGGGACAATTGAGTGTCGGCGATGCGATATTCGACGAGGGGGGGAACATCTGTCATGTGGTCTACCTTTCTCCTCTTGACCTGTCGCCCGAATCCATCCAATTGACGTTTGACGACGGATCGCAGCAAGTGTGCTGTGTGGATCACCTATGGCTTACATGGGATGCAGGCGAGTTGGCTGCGCTCACTCGCTGTTCTGAGGAGTTAAGGTCCAAGCGCAGAGCGAATCGACCGTTGCGCGGTCTCGGGAAGAAGCCGTGGACTGTGAAGATGAATCAGGATCGCCGGTACACATACAAGGAACCATCTGGCTCGGTTCGTAGCGCCGCTGAGATTGCCGCGACGCTCACAACGCGAGACGGAAGAACGAATCATGCCGTGCGATTATCTCTTCCTCTACAACTACCGGAAGCTACACTGCCAATCGACCCCTACGTACTTGGCGCGTGGCTTGGCGATGGCGACACGAGCGGAGGAATAATCACCGGCATAGATGCCTCCATATTCGAGCAGATAGCCGCTGCCGGTTATGCACTCGAAAGCAAGGAGAAGCGTCAGGGATTCTGTCCTCGATTCCGAGTTATTGGCTTGACCACGCAACTGTCGGCTCTGAAAGTGCGAGGCTATAAGCACATCCCCCAAATGTATCTCAGGGCCTCCGAAATGCAGAGGCTGGCGTTGCTCCAGGGCTTGATGGATACAGACGGAAGTGCCGACGCCAAGAGCGGGTACTGTGAGTACTGTTCGACAGATAAGAGACTTGCTGATGATGTGTTCGACCTTTGCATCACATTGGGAATAAAGGCGACGATGCGAGAGGATCGGGCCAAACTAAAGGGTGTTGACTGTGGGCCTAGGTATCGAGTTTCCTTCACCACGTCACGGCCAATATTCCGGCTGAAAAGGAAACTAGCGAGACTCCCCAAGACAACTCGCCGGACCGTGAATTTCAGATACATCACCGGCGCGTCAAAGGTGGAATCTGTTCCGATGCGCTGCATCCAGGTAGACTCACCGAGTCATTTGTACCTGTGCGGACGGACAATGATTCCGACGCATAACACCATGGGAATGCTGATGGAGCAGTTCCAGGCGTGCAATGAGTTCAGCAACGAGGATGGCCCCAAGGTCCACACGATTCTTTTCCGGCGCACATTTCCCATGCTCGAAGCTACGGTGATTACCAGGTTCCGCGAGTCGTTTCCGCGAGAGCTTTACCGGCAGTACAACGAGGGGAAGAACCAGGTCACATGGCTGAATGGCGCTACGACCAAGTTCGGCTCAATGCAGTATGAGCATGATGTTTGGGGTTGGCAAGGTCAATGGTTCCACATGGGCTACGATGAGTTGTGCGAGTTCACTTTCAAGCAATGGGCAAGTGTTGCGGCCTGGAATCGCTGTCCGGTGAGCAACAAGCCGCGCAAGTATGGGGCAGGCAATCCTATCGGCATTGGCGCGATGTGGGTAGAGGATTTGTTCGTCAAGGGTATTCCCTGCATGGGGATGGACGATAGCCAGAAGGCGGCGTTTGATCCAGAGGATTACGACTATTTCCCGGCAACCTACCTCGACAATCCCATCTTCGCCAACGATCCGACATTCTTAAAGAACCTTGAAGCGTACCCGGCAGATGTGCGCGATGCGCTCAAGTTCGGCTTGTGGGGAGCGGCTGGCGGATACTTCAGAGGCGTGTGGGACGAGAACATCCACGTGTTCAAGGATGGTAGCGTTCGATTTCCGGACTGGTATCGCCGCTGGATTTCAGGCAACTGGGGCTATGAACATCCGGCCAGCTACTACAAGCACTGCATGGGTCCGAACGGGGAAGTCTACACATACGATGAGCTTTACACCCAACATGAACAGCCGGAAGACCTGGCCGAGCACATAGCGGAGTGGGCGGTCGAGGAGAACGAGCACGGCAAGATGGAGATTCCGCAGTTCATCAACTTCACACATTCTTTCGATGCGGAATACAGTAAGGCAACAGCGACCATGGGCGCGGATATGCGTTCCGTGAATCAGCGCATGACGCCGGTTCTGAGGCGCGAGGGCATCCCAATACCGCTGCCGAGCACAAGGGACAAGCTAGGCCGGGACACGCTGATGAGGGAATTGCTTGCCAAGCGGATCAGGTACGGAGAAGATGCAAGTGGGCACCCGCTGGAGTATCCAGGCTGGATGGTAAGCGACAAGTGCAAGCAGTTGCGCCGGGTCATTCCGCTGGTGAAGTCGGACCCGGTCAAGGTGGAGCAGATCGAAGGATCGAGCGACGGCTCAGACTCTCCGCTGCAAGGTTCCGGGTACGGGCTGTATGCAATCTTTGGCCGTCCGGCCTCAAAACCGTTGCAGGTGAAGCAGCAGGAGTATTATCAGAGCTTGAGTCCCAAGGCGGACATGACGGCAAAGAGTGTGCTTATGGCAAAATGGAAGCAGGACAACAATCCAAGGAAGGGGTCTCCATGGGCAGCGCGGCAGTGATATTCGTTCTTTTGGTGGTGGTTGCGGGCATGGCGATTGGCTGGAAAGCTGACCGAGACAAGACAAAACCCATGCAGGAACGAATGATGGATTTAGGGGATAAACTTACATCTTCCTGTAATCGTAATGCCCTGCTTGAGGTAGAAATTCAGCGC